TGTAAGATCCTTCTCCATAATTTTTAGTTGAGTTGAGTGTTGATTTAATTTTTCTTGGATAGAAAAAAATGCCCAGGTTCCGATCGCAACGAGAGCGATTAAACTCGCTACCGTTTTCATAGGCATTTGTACTTTAGCTTCGTCTGAAATTTTGAGTGCCATTATTCTAATTTAGCGTCTATTCTTTTTTTAAGGTCAGCGCGTTCCTTTTCTACTTCTTTTAATTGATCTTTTAATTCTTGACTATCCGGGTTTTCCCTTACAAGTTTTTTAAGTTCATAATATTGTTTAGTTAATTCTCTATATTCATATGTATCTATTCTAAGATTAATTTGGTCTTTTAGATTGTTTAAATCTTTAGCATCTACATATCTATCATCAATGAACCAAATACCTGTGATGAACGTAAGAATAAGTCCAGCACTTGCTAGTGTTTTTAATATCCTCATTGACAACTTTCACATTCCCCCGTGTCGTCAACAACACATACATTACTCTTATGACTAGTTTCATAAGTTGAGTCGTGGGCTCGCTCTTGTTTATTTATACAGTCACAACTTTTACATGCACAGGAGCCGTATTCATCTGCGTGTAAATCTCCGTCACAATGACAATTGTGAAAACATTTAGTGCATTTAGCCATTTGGTAAACAACTCCCTAACCATTTTAAAACCTTTTTAAAAGGCCAACAAACAATTTTTTTAATTTTTTTAATCATCTTTTTTCTCCTTAATATCATAGAAGAATCTATCCGAATCTTCTGTCACCCATTTATTTTTGTCCTCAACATTCCAATCGGAGGTCTGTACTCTCCAATCCCATGGAATTTCATCTCTAACAGTAAATGAAGGGATATTCCATATAATTCGATTATTGGGTTGAGCTGCATAATTGCCATTTTCTAATGCCAATATATGTGCACACTTGTGTTCGTGTGATATTTCAGAATGATCTGTATCGACTATATTACTCTCTGGATGGGCCCAGTCAACAGTAAAAAGATATTTACCTGTGTGCCATTTTTTATTCTTTCCCCAATACTTACCAGCTTGACCATCTAAAATATCGAAAGAAGTGACAGCAGGATAATAACTAAAACAATTCCAGAGCTGAAGTTCATCAAGTCGTCTTCGTGGTACGTCTTTGACTTCGAAACCCCGTTGAATAAACGCGCTAATTGGTAAGCGGTAAAATACTGCACCGTTTTCCATAATAGCGTGAAATAATATAGGACGTCCTGTAATCGATGCCAGGCCAAATATAATGCAGTCTTCCACTTCTCCATAATGAGATTTAAGATCGTAGAGATACTCTCTCCTGATCTGTGCATACGTTACAGGAATGTTTGCATTTAAATAGGCCATGGCAGGTCATAAATTAATTAGTAACTAAATGTACTATTATAATTATTGCAACTATAACTACAGCTGTAGCTTTTTTGTTGCCTATTGCTAAGTTCCATATTCTCTTAGCTTCTTTTGTAACTTTTTCCATAGTTCCCTCCATTTTTTATTTTATTATACCCCAATTAGGGCCAAATTCATAGTCTACTTTGTTTTTAACTTCAAGAGAAATTGCTTGTTCCATTGTTTCTTGGACCGTGATCCGTTGTTCTTTACTCTTGATTGAAAGACAAAGTTCATCGTGAATTTGTATGTGTGGTATTATGCCTTTTTCATGCAAATCTACCATTGCTTTCTTTGTCATATCTGCAGCAGACCCTTGAATTAATCTATTCAAAGCTTTGTAAGTAAACGCTGGAGTATAGTATCTTTCAAAATAGTCCATGTAGTTTGGATCTATTTTATTTTCTTTAAACTTATCTAACATCTCAGCTTTGAAAGCTTCTCTTGCCTGCTCTTCAGTATATAAAGGTACCTCGTTGAATCTATTAATCTCAGGGTTCCATTCTTTGTTGGTCGTCTCCCATTTATCAAACCTGCAGAACCTATCGTACAAAGTAAATAGTAATTTATTTTCTTTTGAAAATTGTATTAACTGTTGTGATAAATCACGTACAAAAGGAACTCTCCTATGATACTCGTTAAATAAAGATTTTGCTTTAGCTTGATCTAATCCTAGTTCTTTCTGTAATTTTATTTTACCCATACCATAGAAAAGTCCTAGGTTAATTGTTTTTGCCTGTTTCCTGGAGATATTAGCCATGTCAGCAACGATTTGATGGAAATCGGCATCATCCCTATCAAATTCTTCCTGCAAGTTATCTGTACCTGGAAGTCCTAATTTAATTGCATAGTGAACCACGATCCGTGGTTCCTGTTGCGAGTAGTCAAAACTTCCCCAATCGCATCCTTCTTCAGGTATAAAAAGTTCTCTCATTTTTTTACCAATAAATCCTTTTGAAGGAATCTGTTGTAAGTTAGGATTTGACATTGAAAATCTTCCAGTAACCGTTCCTCCTGAATCTGATCTAATTTGATTTATATCTGCATGTATTCTATCTTCATGTACATAACTTAATAAGCCATCAATAAATGTATTAACTGCTTTGTCATACTCTCTTGCTTTTGCAATCATACGTAAACATTTATTACTGTGTGTTTTTAAATAATCTTTCGGGAGTTGTGGCATTTTAGATTTAGGTGTAACCTTGTAATCTTTAATACATAAGTGATCTAATAATTTTTTGATTGATGATGCGGCCCAGATATCAACTCTAATAGTTGTAATACTTTCTATTGCTTTTATTATTTGATCTCTACGTTTTTTGAGATGTCTTCCAAATAGGACAGCTTTTGCGACATCTATTCTAACGCCTTTAAATTTCATGTCAACTAAACATAAAAATAATTTTGTTTCTAATTCAAAAATTTTTCTACAAGTTTTTTGCTCTCCATCATCTTTTGTGTATAATACTTCGTCAATTTTTTTATTAAAAAGATTCCATAATTTAAAAGTTAAATCAACGTCTTGTTTTGCATAGTCTTTTACAATTGAAGCTGGTAGTTTATGCATATTAGTCATAGGATCTTTTACAGTACCGCCAGACCATTCAAGTGTTTTTTGTTGTAAGTCGTACTTATACTTAGATTCATTTAAATAGTCTTTTGATAAAGAGTCTAATGAATATCTAAATCTGTTTTCATCGATAACTGACGCTGCTATCATAGTATCCACGATTCTACCTTTCATCATCTTACCTGTGGTGGCTCTAATCCAACATACATCATACATGGCGTTGTGAAATACTTTTGTTATCTTTTCATTTTGAAAAATTTTATCATCTAAAACTTTCCAAATCTTTCTAGTTCTTTCAAAGTCAAGGTCAGTATCGGAATGTCTAAGAGGAAAATATGCAGTATCTTTACCTGTTGCAACTGCAATACCACAAATAAAACCATCTTTTCGTATTGCACCTAGACCTTTTGTCTTAAGGTTTGGATCGTAAGTCTCAATATCGACAGCTACTGTATCTATACCTTTTAAATCTAAATCTTCTGGAGCATTACACATTATTTATACCCCATGAGTTAGGTTTATCTTGTGGTTTATCTTCTTTTGGTTTTTCTATTTCTTTATAATCTCTTTCAAGTATCATCTCTAAAAAATGTATAGCCTTCAATATATCTTCCTTCTTCCCTTTCAATCTATGGCGACAAATATATTTTATAGCGCATCCTTCGGGAAAAAGCAATTCATTCTCTACAACAAACTTGCTTGGTTGAATTTTAAATTTTTGGTAGTGTGATCCACCGTGTTGCTTGTCCCATACACTTTTATTTTTCATCTTACTCCTAACGTATATTTATCTTGTGATGCTATTGTCCAACAGTCAAATTTTCCTCGACTGTAAGCTACATATTTTAACCTTAATTGACTAAAATAATCTTCTGGTCTGAATCTCGTTTCGTCTACAATCACATTATCAAATGTTAAACCTTTTACTGTATGTATGTTTGCATATTTAACTCTGGTTTCTCCATCTAAATTATAATCGTTTTGTAAAATTTTTTTAATATATAAAATTCTTTCTTGCTCTGTTTTAGTTCTTATCAAAGAAAAATCTTTTTGTTTTAATGAGTCTGGTTTTAAATATTTTTTGGTAATTAACTCATGTACAGTATATTCACGGTCTATCCACTCTTCAAATGTTTCTTCTCCTTTACCATGTACAATCACTTTACTACCCATATATTTCCAGAAATCTTTTATCTGT